TGCTGCAGACTGTGCCTGCGAAGCAACGTTATCTGCATAACCTTCTGCATTTGATTGTGCAGTTGAAGCAGCACCTGCTGGATCGTAATTGCCAGCTAATCCGTCTGCATAAAGTTCTGCTGCAGACTGTGCTTGTGAAGCAACGTTATCTGCATATTGATTTGCAGAAGTTAAATCAGCACCTGCAACTCCATCTGCATAAAGTTCTGCTGCAGACTGTGCTTGAGCTGCAACATTTGCTGCGTATGCTTCTGCTGCAGACTGTGCCTGCGAAGCAACGTTATCTGCATAACCTTCTGCGTTTGACTGTGCGGTTGAAGCAGCACCTGCTGGATCGTAGTTGCCAGCTAAACTATCTGCATAACCTTCTGCTGCAGACTGTGCCTGTGAAGCAACGTTATCTGCATAACCTTCTGCTGCAGACTGTGCTTGTCCTGCTACGTCATCTGCATATCCTGGAGTTGCAAAAACTCCGCTATTAATTGTAAGGTTTCCAGCTCCGTCTACGGTAAAGACTGCTGTATCTACAGATTTTACATAAGAAGCTCCGCCAACAAGACTGAGGATATATGCATCACCTGTTGTTTCTGTAAGAATATTATTGCCATTAATTGTACCAGTAGTACCTTCAACAATAAGACCTTGTTTAATTCTAAAATTCTTGTTAACTGTTGCCATTGTGTTCTCCTATTATTTTATTTTTTTAAAGCATTTCTGTAGTATCTTGCATTTACAGAAGATATTACTGGTGTTACTGTTAAACTTATTATACTACCATTTCGCTCAAAACCTATATTGGCCATAACCGTATCTGTATTTGAGACTATATTGGTTTCTAAAAGATTGAAATCTGTTCCATCTTGTACTAAAGATATTTCTGAGGTGTAATAACTATTATTGTGAGATATTTGAATATAGTATTTAACGTATGAAAATACATTACCATCAAAAGTATCTAGTGCTGTCTTATTCTCTATCCCCGTCACATTTTGATCATTATTGCCAGCCACCCCTAAAAGGGTAACTAAATCCGCAGTATTTGATACAAGATGAGCTACTTTGTAGTCTAAGGAGTTTGGATTTGTGGATCCATCAACACCTATTTTTTCTTGAATAGCTTTAATTGCATCATTAGCATTTGCATGCTGCTGGGAATGTGAAGGGTTATTAACTGAATCTGTTGCGTTTGGATTTACATAATTATCTAGTGAATGGGGGAATCCTGTTGACATTATAGGTGGCCTCCATCAATTGTATCTGGGGCGGGAATTGTAAGATCATCATAAGAATTTACTGATCCATCATATGCGTGAGTATGTGTATAAAAAGGAAGCTTATCTCCTGATTTATATACAACTACCCAAACTGTTCCATTATGTATTCTAATACTTTTATCTACTGTATTAAAATACATATCACCTTCTCTTCCAGAAACTGGGTCAGATGAAGTTGTTAATAAATTAATTGGTGTTAAAAACTTTTTAGACATCTGACCCTCTTATTCCTGAAATTATCCTACGATTACAACGCTATAATTTTCTCCAGTTGCTGGAGCTACGGCAAATCCAATTTGAATTGTATTTATACCTGTACGCTTAACATCTACTTCAACATCAGCAAATTGATCTGGTCCTGCTGAAACTTGATAGACACGAACTGCAACATCATAAGTATCCAAGTTATGGGTAAAGTTAAATGTTGTAGGATTTCCTGTTCCACCGCCGTTTATTGCACCTGTATATTTGCGAGTTACATCTGCAATATCTGTTGTCTTAACAAATCCGTCTGTAACAAGCTGATTTTCAAGTCCTTCATAATCTACTTGTAGATTATTAGAATTGATATATAATCCATCTCCAGTGCGGATATATAATCCACCATCTGTATCAATTGCACCATTATTTGAAAGATTTACCTTGAGGTTATTACCTGTAAACCCAATAGAATCATTATCAACATTTACATTGAAGTAAGTTCCATCAAGTGTAAGTCCATCTCCAGCTTGATATGTTCCTTGTCCTGAGAACTGTGACCATTGCTGATCGGCAAAATTAGTTACATAGTGATTTGATTGAACCCATGAAGTTGCACCATAGCTGGTTCCTTCTTCAACAAATACTGCTGCACCCTTAATTTCTGCATCTGTATCTGCATCTAAAGTACGTGTAAGTGTCCAGTTTGCAGAATCATCAAAGTATGACCAAATACCAGCATTTGTTCCATAAGGAATAAGGATTCTATATCCATTTTGTGATGGTGTTAATGTTGGATGTCCATCAATTGCTAATGTTCCAGCTGCACCAGTTAGTACTGCATTTGAATCATTCCAAAGGAGATTTACTGCTGCTTTCCAAGTTAGTCCTGATTGAACTGATGTAAGATCGCCAATTGTTGCAACTTTATTATCATCTGCAACTGAACCAATATAAACTGAGTTGCTATTATCGGATTGAAGAATTAAATTATTATCAATAGCATTGATTATAAGATTATTACTTGAATCTGCAATAAATTGTCCTACTTGAGCACCTGTTGGTCCTGAACGGTATACATTAAGAGTTCCTTTAACATCAACTGTTGCAGAGCCATTGTTATTATTTCCATCAGCTGTTACAGCAAATAGATTATTTCCGTTATAATCTTGTATACGAATAACACCATCAGTTGCTGTATCTTGACCACCTGCATAAATACCATTCTTTACATAAATGTTATTTCCAACAACAAGGTTACTTCCATTTTGAACAATAACCTGTCCATCTGGATTAAGAGTAATATCTCCATTATTTGATGTAATAGAAACATTTTGATTTGCTGTTACTGATATATCACCCGAATTTGTTTCAAGCTCAAGTCCATTATTAACACCAGTAATTCTTATTGAACCATCAGATTGAGCAGCAATAATACCTTGCTGAGTTCCATCTCTCCAGTATTCTGTCTTCTGAAGATGTAATTCTCCATAACCAGTTCCAATTGTTACTACACCAGAATCTGGAAGCATTTGGATATCTCCAGTATGTGATTCTAATTGAAGTGGGTAGTTAGTAGAAGAAATGGTAAGTGTATTGCTATAAGGATTAGCAGCTATAATTCCATATTGACTTCCGTCTAACCAATACTCTGTTTTCTTAAGGTGTAATTCACCATTGTCAATATTGATATATGAAGGAAGAGAAATAGTTGCTTGACTATTTGAACGATCAACGTTTATTTGATCTGCTGTTCCTTGAATACTTCCAAGTGTTGCAATTTCACGCTCTGGATATGCATTCCAGTTGTCATCTCCCCAGTGGATGTATGCCTTACCTGTGTGACCAGATACGTCATTTCCTGGATAAATAATTACATCATTTGTTGCACGAAGTGCTAAATCATCAGCAGCAGTAATACGTGCTGTACCTACACCAGATCTTTCAATCTTTAAATATTGTGTTCCGCTTACATCAAAAGATGTTGTTCCTGTTACATGAGCACCATCAATAGTTTTGTTAGTAAGTGTTTGTGTTCCAGTTTCTGTTACATAACCAGTTAGATCTCCTGTAATATCGCCAAGTGTTGCAATTCTATTGCTACCATCAATTAATGGTGTTCCAATGTATGCATAATCGCTTCCTGGAAGGAGTACAATGTCATTATCTGCAGTTAAAGTTAAATTAGAACCATCTGTATAGATAGTTTCTGTTTTAGCACTACCAAATTTAATACCACCCTTTGTGCCATCTTCATTACCTTTAATACCAATAAAGTTTGAAGCATTAACATCACCAATGTATGCATCATTACCAACAAGGATGTTTTCTCCATGCCCGTCCTGTGTTAATGCAATTGTATTGAATGATGGATCTGTTGATATATTAAGTTCACCATCAGTTACAGAAAGGTTTGAGCCTACTGCTGAAATATATTGAACTCCTACTGGCTGCCAGTTTCCTGTTCCAGTTCCTGTTGAATAATAAAATGTATTATCCCCAGTATTGAAGTATAATTGACCTGCTGCAAGGGCTGATGGGGCCGAGGAAGCAGAATGGATAACTGCGTTGAGTAGCTGATTACCCTTTAAATTAATATTTGTTAAAAATGTTTTTGCCATTTTGTTTTACCCCTTTATTTATTTTTTTTTATTTATGATAAGAAAGCGTATCCTGACATATCTACTGGACTACTTGCTTGCATAAATCTTAATACAACTTGATTTTCATTAGTTTGTTCTATATCACATTCTACATTATTTTGACCGTAATCCATAACACTAACTGCAGGTTTAAAACCTAAGTTATGTATTATTGTCCACATTGAAGATGGTGATTGTTGTTCATATGTAAATGAAACAACAGATACGTTAAAGTTTGTTAATGTTCCTGGAGGACCTTGTATTCCTTGTGGCCCCCGTGCACCTTGTGCACCTGCTGGACCTGCTGGGCCAATTGGTCCTTGTGGTCCTTGTGGTCCAACTGAACCTGTTGCACCAGTTGCACCTGTGTCACCCTTTGGTCCTTGAACTGGACCAACACTTACCCAAGCATTGCTTAGTGAATCCCAAATATATAAATTTGTTCCAACAAGATAACCTTCGCTTGGATTTCCTGTTGGATGAGCAGTTTGTAGTTGAGTTAACGTTGTATACTTACCAAGTATTGTAACACCAGTACCTGCTGGACCTGGGGCACCTGCTGGACCTCTTGCACCTTTTGCACGAATTATTATTTTTTCAGTCATTAGTCTATTGTCCCCGCATTTACTTGAAACCAACCTTGAATAAAAGTTACTTTTGCTCCATATTGATCAGTTCCTTGAATTTGATAAGATGCTCTTGGATAATTAAATTTTCTAGTTTTGGCGGGAGTAATATCAATTTCTATTATTCCAGTTGTTGGATCTGGGACACTTAATCCATCTCCTATAGAACAAGTAGCAGATAAAATTCTGCCACCTGGCTTATCTTTAATCTCCATCAAAATGTCATAGCCAGTTATATCAATAGGATTGTCATCTGGATCTAAATACTGTATTTCCAATTGAAAAGAGTCACCTTGTGTGATCTTGTAATTAATATCTTGATCGGAATATACAGCCACATTTACTCCATAATAAAACTGATTTTGTTCTTTGATTATATCATTTAGATATCCAAAATCATAGATTAACTAGGCGTTGATATCTACTATTTCACATTCCCCCGAAACACACGCTAATGCTTGAGTTCCAGTAGTTGTATCTTCTAGCTCGTATAGAGATAAGGCTTCCCAATTAATGCTCTCTGGCATTTTTGCCAAAAGCTCTTCGTAGCCTGCTTTATCAATTTCTTGGTAAGGTGCTTGAACATATGTATGCTCTGAGTATGGAAGGAATGAAATTCCAGATACCTCATCAAAATGCTTGTATACCCATGCTCCAACCTCCATCCATTCATCTTCTTTTACAGATACTGTAATAGATGGCTTATGTTCACACCAATGACGTTGATAGACTAACCATACTTCAAGCTGTTGAATTGCTGTAAGTTTATCTCTAGTAATTGCATTTGATGGTGCTTTTACTGGAAATGAAAATACAGTAGTATCATTTGGCTTCATTACATCATCTTCTGCAGGAATACCTGAATCTTTTAGGAATTGAGTAATAGGATCTTTTTTATCTCCTCTTACTGTTCTAATGTAGTAATCTGAATGCCATGCATGCATTCCTGAAGACACCCCGACCAATTGAGACACTGTGCCCGAAGGCTTAACGCAAGTTACTGCTGCAGAAGCGGGAATCCCAATTTTCGCTGCTTCTTCAATATTCATATCTACTGCCCACTGACGTAAGTTCTGAAGAACTCCAGATAATTCTTCAAGCCCCTCTTGACCAGAAAAGAACTTGTGTCCAAACTGTCCAGTTAGAGAAACTCCAAGAAGTCTTTCTTCTTCTGTATTATCTTTCCAAATCTTACGAATATACTTAAAGTCTGTAAGTGTTGATTGCCATGTTCCAAGGATTGAAGCAAGTCTAACCTTGTTAGTTACATCTGCAACCGTATCATTTTCACGTAATACAACTTCTGAAAGATTACAGAATTGATATGGACGAAGAATAATCTCAGAGCATGGATTAGTTCCATAATGAATGTCTGGGCTGCGACGACCAAACTTTGCTGCTTGCTTTTGAGCTGCTGCAACATTATAAATTCCACGTTCTCCAGATTTAGAATCGTAGAGAGATTTCCACTCTGCAATAAATTGTTGCATCTCTGGCTTACGTGAATATGCTACTGAGTTATTAGATAATGCACGTTGAGAATTCTTTTCCCACCAGTTACCTGCTTTTGCTTGTGCCATTTCAATATCATTTATGTTTGAAAGAGAAATCATTGCAGAGCGACGAACTCCACCAACAACAACTACTTCACCAATCTTACACATAATGTCATGTGCTTCAATTGGTTTTAACTGACGACCAAGTGCACCTTTAAAAATTTGAATTGTAAAATCAAAAAGATTTACTAATGGTTGTGGTCCAGATGATCTTCCACCCATTGTTTTAAGACGAGCACCAGATGGTCTAACTTTACTAATATCAATCTGAGGTATCTGCCCCGCCCAGAGAAGTCCGAGAAGTTCACGATAAGCTTTTGCCCAACCTTCCTTTGAATCTCCGACAATAACTGTTGTTGATGACTTCTCAAGTGTTTCAGGAAGTGACGGGAGTTTATTAATGTACTTATATTCGACAGAGAATCCGACACCAGTACCACACATAAGAATATACATTGCTTCATCAAATGATCTTGCATTGTCTACTGGAAGAAATGCACAATTATATCCTGAAACATTCTCTCTCTCTAATGCAGGCCCTGCAGTCATTACTGATCGCATTGATGGCATTACATTTCGATCATATACTGCTTCTTTTAATTCTGAAAGAAGTTTTGCATCTGGAACATAACCATGTTTATCAGCAAGTTGCTTTGTCATAAAATTAAAGTAACGATCAACAGTCTCGCCCCATGTTTCACGACGATTTTCACTTTCTAGCCATCTCGCATATCGAGATAAAGCAATAAAGTTTTCATATGGGTTTTCAATAATTCTAGACATGTGTTTCTCCTTGGATTTTTAAAGTAGATTTCTAGTGTACCACATAGAAAATCTAAAAATGGGTTTTTTGTATTTTTTTTAATCTCTCAACTGCTGGTTTAGAGACTTTAAGCCAATTGTAATCTTTATGAATAAGAAAAGAATTTGCATAAGCAATAGATGAATATTTTTCATAATCTTTTGCAACATCTTTCATAAAATATTTTAATTGTGTATAATCTGGTTTCATTAGAAGCCCAGGATGTACTGAAGGCCAAGGGGACTGCCACCATGTAGAGTCTAAAGGCATTGTAATATACTTACTATAGGTTGCCCATCCTTCTGTGCATATTGTTGGAATTCCTTTTGCCATTGCTTGTAGTGGAATAAATCCAAAACCTTCGCCCCATGATGGATAAACTATAACATCACATAAATCGTATAAACCATTAATTTGTTCTACAGTTAAATAAGCTTCTATAATTTTTATATTTTTATAAAATGCATTTGGTGATCCTTTTATTTGTCCAGTAACTGGATCAACAACTTTTGTTGTATTAATTCCGCCACACTTCATAATTAATTCATATTTTGGATTATCTCCAAATGCTGCAATAAATGCATCAACAACCATTTGCCCATCTTTTCTAGATGAGGGTTCTCCTATATGCAAAAATCTAAATGGACGGGAATCATTAAAGTCTCTTTTTTTAGGAGTCCAGGATACATCAATACCATGTTCATAAACAAAGATAGGTTTGTTAGTATGCTTAGAAAATATTTCTGCACACCAAGGAGATGTAGTCCATAATTCATCAACAATATTATTTATTGGATTTTCCCATTCCCAAGGTATCTCTGTAGATTCCCAAGGAGTGTAACCAATCTTATATTGATCTTTTCCAAAAGTATAATTGTTTGGTTGTATAAAAGAAATACCAATATCAGCTTCTTTAGACTTAATTAAACATTCAACATCAAGTTTTTTAAAAGAATCTAAGATGTGAGTTGATGCTTCTCCATACCCAACATTTCTATCCATATACTCTGGAGCACCCGTAAATGATACTTTCATCACGCCTCCGACTTGTTTTTACTAGTATATCATGTTATGATTGTTATTACTACTCTTTACCCCAGGAGGTTCAAAATGAACAATGAGAACATAGCAAGGATAAGAACAGCGTGGACAATGGTATTTGTGAGTATTATCACATTACTTTTTGGAATTAATTCTGAAGCTCACGCTCAAATGAAAGAAGTGATAGTGTATAATAAAAATATATTATATATTAATAAATATAATAATTTAGTTAATATAAAAGATATAATAAATATAGATATAAGTAATATTAATAAAAAAGCAAAAGCAAGAACTGTTTATTTAATTAATGATCTTACTTCTAGAAGCACTTTTTTAATGCCCTCATATAGCCTAGTGCTAAATTTAAATTCAAGAGTAGATAAAAGGGTAATAATGTCGAGACTAGCAAACGGAATCAAATCCACTGAAACAGGTGGGGCTTCAGCCTATTTCCGAAAGTCTTATTCCAGTAGTGCATGTGGTGCATATCAGTACATGCCTGATACATGGAACAATTACATGGGATATAAAAATGCCTGTGACGCACCAACTTGGGTTCAAGATGCAAGAATGCTTCATGAACTTGAATTCAACTACAATCGTTTCCACGATTGGAGAAAAGTTGTCGCATCGCACCTAATCCCATCACGAGCAAACAATATGTCAACTTGGAACAAGCCAGTTCCAGGAAATCCGACTGTTTGGGAGTACGTAAATTCTGTATTAGCAAAAGCGAATGTAACTTACGCATGAAGATACAAGTCTTCTCAGAATATTACAATTTGGCACAGGAGGGGAGGGTAAAACCCCTCTCCTGTCCACAACACAAGAATGATGAACCTGCAATCTTTCAATTAATCCATAAAGAAGAAAACGATAACATAGTATTAAGTTGCTTAGCCTGTGATTATCATGTAGTTGCAGGATTACAATTATATGAAAATATATTGAGCCAAATTAAAGAAGCACAAAAAAGTGAGTCGGAAGAAAAGAAAGAAATTGGCTAAAATATATACCGAACGAGCTTATATTGAGCCGCACGATGAGAAAGAAAACAATTTTGCCATATTGATCCATATAAAATGTGACTTGGATCACATATATGCTGGAAAAGTAGAATTAGATCGTCAAATTGCCTGGATACATATGGAGACCGCAGAAAATGGGGATTTACTCATAAATAATTCGGCGGGAATGGAAGGCAAGAAATGGGATCATATAACCAAAGAGATTATAGGAGAGATACATGGGTAATTTGGGGGAGGAATTAGAAGGTCCTGATTACTATGATAGATTAGAAGCCACTATGGAGAATATAAGGGAGCTATTAGGGGCTATATACATTCAAGAGATGCGAAATTATGATATGCTTAGTATAATGGCAGATAAACTAGGTGCAGATGCTAAGGGACTTAGCAATTTACACCAGCAAGGACAAGTCCTTGCACCTCCCGCCTCTTTTGTATTTGAAGAAAGTGAAGAAAATGATAATAGTTGATGAAAATTTTTTAACACCTGAAGAAATTGTTGAACTTAAAGAAAATATGGTTGAAAAGAAATCTTTTCCAATTCGTTTTCAATTTGATTCAGATAGCCAAGAGAAAAATGAATTATCTGACTCTATTTGGATTGCTAGTGGAGATAACTTTGATGGTACCCCTCAACTTTGTTGCATAGGCAAACAATTTGATTATACAGAGAACAAAGAGTTTGATGACTATGCTAAGAAATTGCTCTCAAAATTTGCTATAAAGCATCATATTCCTGTCCAAGAGGTATTTAGAACCAAATCTACTTTAACCTTCCCAAAACCCGATCCAAGGCCAGATTATGCCCATGTTGATTATGGTGTTCCAGGATATGTGCTTTTGATCTACGTAGTTGATAGTGATGGAGATACAGTTCTATATAATGAGAAGTATGATGAAAATAATCCCATCCCCGTCAATCAGATGAATCTTACAGAACGTATGAGAGTAACTCCAAAAGCTGGAAAAGCAGTTTTATTTGATAATTATATCTTCCACGCAGTTTATAATCCTGTAAATAGCAAATTTAGACAGATTATCAACATGAATTTTACTGCACCAGACTTTAATAAGGATAATTAAGATGCCAAAAAGATATTTTTCACAATATTGGATAAAAGATAGCAAACATTATAACAATAAAAATAATTTTTGGCTTTTTAATCTATTTTTTAGGAAAAAAGTATGATAAGTGAAATTATAGCCATATGTAGCATAGCTTTTTCTGCTGTAGGATTGATTTATTTGATTCTTTGGGATATTACCCGCAAATAATTACTTGTATTCGTAAGTTCCATAGTGTTTTGTCTTGACATATGGAGCTACGTATATCTCTCCACCCAATTCCGTCCACTTTTTGCAGAAATAGTAGTCTTCTGAGAGCAAAATTTCATTTTCTTTGTCTACTTCTACGCTCCAGAAGTTATAAACATATGATTTTGCATCTCCAATACCCGTTACTTCTCTTCCAACTGTGTATTTATCAGTAATTGGCATCATTTTTTCAAAAACTTCTCTTTTTATTGCCATCAAGCCTGTTCCAATATGAACTACAGGCAATTTTTCTGTATACCCGTCTCTAACTTTTTGACGATCTGCTTCATTTTTAAAATTTATGTTGTATTTTGCTGTATATTTCATAGGATCTTCACCTCTAAGCATTGCTGCCTTTGCATTATCCCAGTTAATTGTCTTTAATGGTACAGGGGCACCTATAATATCAACATCCTCTAATATCATTTTTGCTGTACCTTCGGTATCAAAACTTTGATCCCCGTCAATAAATACTAATTTGTCAGAATCACTGTTAATAAAAATATTTGTCAGTGAATTTCTTGCTCTATTAATTAATGACTCGTTATATAGTGCTGAAAATCTAACTTCATGTCCTTGACGTTCTAAATTTTTAATTAAGCTAAGTAAAGCAATTGTAAAAGGTCCAGAACAATTCCCGCCATACATTGGTGTAGCTATTGTGATTTTCATAAGATCCTATCGTTTCTACTATTATAGCAGTCAAAACCACTTTTGATCAAAATGTTAATGGAATTTTTATTTGCATGATACACATTTTTCAAAACTTATTATAAAAAAAGTAGTGAGCCCATACACCTGCGCCCCCCTGTGGCCCAAATCACACGCCGTAGACGGCGTGTCGAGTTGATTTTGTCGGTGTTATCTGCTAGAATACTCCGTATAACAATTAAATAAGGTTAAATAAATAAATATGTGTGACTGGTCATTAACGGCGTGTCGAGTTGATTTTCTCGATATACTATGCTAGACTAACGTCATAATAATTAAATAGAATTCTAGTTGAGCCTGTTGAGCCTTAGCAAATAATCCGAAAGGTGAGCCTAAGCAAATAAACAGCAAATAACACTAGCCAAGAAAATAGATTAGAAAGTCTAATCGAATTAAAAGAAAGGTTCATCTAATGAACACTATAAATAAAAGTAACAGCCTTCATACTGTTCCCGCCAATTCTACTGTCTGTTCTTTCTGTAAAGAATCAGTAGTGTTTAGCAAGGGGCTTCGTGCCTATCAGACTACTAACGGACAAGGCAATGTCCGTTGCTACTACACAATAGAGGTGGCTAACTAATGTCTTACTCATTCGATAAAACTAATACAGATCGTTGGTCTGAATTGGCTGATGGCTATCAGTCTATGCTAGATGAATTAAATAGTGATGATCTATCTGATGTATTTATTCCTGTATCTGATTTTGATGTAGATGAGGTGCTCTAATGATTATAAATAGTGGCACTCTAATACTACTAGGTATAATGTCGTACCTATCTGCTAAACTACTAACTAACAAGAATTGGGGAAAGAATAATGACTAATGATAAACTAACTGGATTAGCACTTATCCTAGCAATATCGGTGGGCTTATTTGCTCCCGCCACTGCACAGGCTAGGACTTATCATAAGCCACATATAACTAAATATGGATATACAGTACACAGGCACCAGCACCTATATTGTCCATATACAGGCTGCAAAAAGGATTTCGTTAAACACTAAACGAATGTCGGTGGTCTATGGTAGACTACTAATAACAACAACAAGGAAAGAAGGATAAAATGGCAAAGCCAATGTACCAAGTCGGAGATTTGTTCACGACAACTGCAAGCAAGGTAACTGGAAAGATCAAGGAGATCATTCCTGTTAATGCAAGCACAACAACTCTATTGCTAGATGTAGACGGCGAAGATCGCTACACTTCAGTAAAGTTCTAGAAAACTAGAAAGTGGCTAACGTACAGCCACTATAAATAAATGGCGGGAACTATCCTGAGCAAGATACAAAAAGGCTCAACTTATTTTTTTAATGCTATAATAAAAAGAATCTTAGAGAAAAGGACACAAATAAAAATGATGACACGAAAAGACTATGTAGCAACTGCAGAAATTCTAAACTCATATGGGTCAGATATTCGCCTAGAAGTATTTGAGGATCTAGTAAATGATTTCATCGTAATGTTTGCAGAAGATAACGAGAAATTTGACTCAGATAGATTTTGGGACGAATGTTTTAAAACAGTAAATCACGATTAACTAATATGCTCTGAAGTCGGTATTTTATACTGGTTTCAGAGCTGCGGTGCGCAGAATCTGCGCAGCCCTGTGGATAACTTGTGGATTATAGTTCACTTTAAATTAACCTAAAATATACGGCGTGTCGCTTGATTTTTCTGTTTAACTGTGGTATTCTTCCATTATTAAAGAATAAAGAAAGGACAATAAAATGTCACTAGTAATAAAAATGGGTAAGTGTGAAGTACACACAGATTGCCCGAATGTATTCTACTTAGAGTCTGCAATTTGCTCGACCTGTAAGGTTAATGTAGATACCGATCTAGAGTTTAATCTCTCAGATGTCCCGCTCCAATTCGGATGTCCGAATTGTCAGGATATGTCTCAAATTACCCTAAGAGATGTGGATAACTATTTCCGCCTCTTAGCCCTGGGTGTGGCGTAAGTCACACTCTCTGAGCGTCTCAAAATTTGAGAATACTCACAAGTAACTGGAAAAAATCAAAAAAGTATGTTAAACTAGCGATAGTTAAACAGTTAAAAAAGAAAGGTAGTCAAAATGATTACACTAACAATAAAGTGCGAAAAGCACGAGCCAATGGTAGAGGCTATTTCTACAATTTCCCACTCGTTTGATGAGGATACACAATACACTTTCTGTGTTAATTGTGAACAAAATATCGAACGCTCATCATACTATGATGAAGATCGTGGTACTCGTTATATGAATTGGAGAGTATCTCTCTAATGTCTACAATTAAAATCGGTGGGCTAGGGCAGGAAATTTCTGCCTATTGCCCTGTATGTTCACAAAAAATGACCCATATGTGTATCGCTACACTAGGAACAGGCAGAACAATTCGCTATGCGTGGGAATGTAATGCTTGCGAATTATCTCTAAAGTCTGATTCGACAGGCTATGCTCACTTACTAACAGAATTGGAAATGTATAAATAATGATGACTAGAAAAGACTACGTGGCTATTGCTAAAATTATCAATGGCTATTTTGATTCCGCCGATCAACACGACGGCTTAACCGCAAATGTACACGATTTCTTAATTGATCCGTTTATTGATTTGCTTGCGAATGATAATCCTAATTTTGATAAAGAAAAGTTTTGGGAGGCTTGTGTAAATGGATAAAGATATTTTTGGATTTGCAAATGCAATCGAGCTGGATCATCTTAATAATGAACAGTTAAAAATCGTTGAAGATATTTTCAAAGATTTTAAATAAATGTAATTGACAAAATTGCAGGGGAGTTGCGCAGCCCTGTGGTGTAAATCACATAGCCTGAGCGTCTCAACATTTAAGATACTCTTGAGTATACTGGATAGTAGCAAAAAAGTATGCTAGAATACCAGTATTACAAAATAAAGAAAGGTTAGGTCAAAAATGACTAACACTAGAAATCAAGGACTTAAGTGTTCAGAGTGTGGAAAAATTCAGGCTTGGACAACTTGTACAAATTGTCAAGTAAAGTACATAATTAAAAATAAATAAAAGGTACGGCGTGTCGCCCGACTAATGTCGTACCCCTCTGATATAATTAACCCATTAAACAAGAAAGAAAGAAGGTAGCAAATATGCTAATCTCAGAAATCCTAGAGGGTAAGGCTTATTACTCTCGCACTCGTAAAGGTCTATCGGGTGTTATCCAATCAGCAGAAAAGCGTGACAATGTATTTACAAGTCACGATGAATATGCTTATTCCGTTAAGGTTCGCCCATATTGGAACGGAACAGGTTTGCCAAAGCCTGACTTCTATGCAACAGTTTATGTAAGTGTAGGTGAGTAATATGAATGATGCACTATTCTTGTGTGATGATTGCGATACTCTTGCAATTGTGTCAGTGGATTCTGATACAATTACTATAAATCCCTGCAAATGTGTAACCCTAGATTGGAATAACTAATATGTATAAACTAACAACAACCTATGACGGAAATCCCGTCCCACATTCTATTCATTCTTATGCTGACGCTCTTGACGCATTTGATTCTTTTGCTCGTTGCACCGATTGGGGTTTTGCAGATGAATATGCAACCTACAATTTAACAATGCCCGATGGCAAAATGTATACAAAGAATTTCTATCGTCCAAGTGGTAAATAAAATTATGGACAAGGTTAGAAAAATTCAAGAGTTGCGTCGCAGTAATGCTGCGACTGCAATTCCATCAAAGAAAAAATATACACGAAAAAATAAATATAAAAATCAGTTTGACAAATAGCTGAAAATTGCGCAGCCATCTGCGCCCCCGTCAAGGCGACACGCCGTTTACGGGGTGTGATTTTAATCTCGTAAATATCTGTAAATACTGGCGGGTACGAGTAGAGAATGTCAGTGGATTCTGCTATACTTCCATTATCAAGAAAAGAAAGGGGCAATAATGTCCACTGTTCCAACATATTGCAAAGAGTGCAATAAGCGTTTATCTGATATTTCTATCTATGACGCTCCATATACTTCTGATTCCACTTGCTGGGAATGTATCTTCAAGAATTGTGATATATGCCTAGGTCAAGGTATCATCGGCTGGGCTTCCTCAGACGGTGATTTTGATTTTGAGTATTGCGAATGTAACCCACTTAACCTAACACTAGAGGAGATCCATAATGACTAATGAAACTATTTTTGAGGTTGCTTGCCTATACTATGAAATTTGTGGTGCAAGCCAAACTTTCGACTCTGTTGAAGAGTATGATCTCTATGGCGATGATTATGTCTGCCATGAGTGCTATGATCAGCAGGAGATGGGTATGTATGGGTGGGCAGACTCAAGCGATGCCTTTCCAATGTCCCTAGAATATGACGAAGGAGAATAATGTCTACTGATTTAGATACACTATGGAAAAGCTTCATAGCCCAAACTTATTCCACTGATTTGATGTCAGTGGCTCGTGATATACTATCAACTCCCAACAAAGAAAAGGACAATAAATAATGACCCCTACACTAACTCGTGGCGAAGCCCTTGACATTATCAACGAAACACTTGAAAAATTTATCAACGATATCCCTTCAAGTGATTTTGATATTGAAGCAATTACCTATGCCGTAAATTCTGATTTGCAGATTAGAGACTACTTCTTAGGGCTCCCTGCCGATTTCTCTATGTCTGTCTGTGTTGATTTTGTCAATTATCTTACACGGATGACTAATCACGATGAGTCATATGCCTATGACACAATTTCTGCAATGTATCAGATCGAACAAGGCAACACAGAATTTGCTAAGTCTTTACTTGCAGTTGCTGAAGTCTCTAATCCTAATTATAATCTCACCAAACTTGCTAAGCGTATCATCTCTGCAGAATGGCAAGGTTCCGCCCTCCGTTCAATGCGTGAGCAGTTGCACTCTAAAGTTTTGGAAGAAATTTCCAACACTTCTGATTATGTGATCGGAAGTGAAGAGTAATGGCTGCATATGCAACTATTAATGGCCTTGAGGTCCATGAGGACCTCAACGGCTATGCCGTAGTAATGAAGAATGGCAAGATCGTCAAGAAGTACACCAACTCACGAGAAGACGCATTAGGCAAGGCAATGCACTATGCACAGGAGAATAAATAAATGGCTAAGCATCCACCAGTCAACAGTGCACGATGGCATTCCGTATTCGCAGATGATCAATGCAAGATCTGGCAAGATGGCAATGATGACATATTTTTTAAAGTTGCAGTCCAGGGCCAACGTGTAAAATATTTTTATAACGAGACTGCACACAGTGACGTTGCACGTTACTGTAGCGATGCACTTGGCCTTGCTTATTGGTCCGTACTAAGCTAATATAAATTTATTTGGGGGAATGATGATAACAATTGCATACGTGTTTGTGTGGGCATGCATGTATGCAATTTATTCTGCAATACATTTCTTTGATAATTCTTTATAACACTTGACAATTCCCGCTGGGTGGGTGCGCAACTTGCGCAGCCCTGTCAAGGCGACACGCCGTTTACGGGATGTGTTTTTAATCACATAAATAAAATCGGACATATGGGACAAATGTATTTATAGTTAGTTTTACGGGGTGGACATATGTCGGTGGGTTCTGCTAGAATAGGGATACATTAACAAGAAAGAAGGAAAATATGACTAACCCAATGTCGCAGGTTCATCGCTCAGAAGTCGAAGATGGATCTGTTTCTCTTGCTGTATCTACACGCAATAACCCTGCTTGGCATAGTTTTGCCAATAAGGTATTTACCAAAGATGAAGAAGTAACTACTGCTCAAATGCTAGAGGGTGCTAAGTTGTCCAATTGGAATGTTCAGTTAGAGTCTGTATCTGATCTGCTTGCAGATAACTACACAACTGTTAGCGAGAATTTTCTCGTTACTCGTGATAACCCTTATACCGCAGGACAAAAAGATGTTCTCTCGGTTGTAGGCTCACGCTATAAAACTGTTCAGAATGAAGATTTGTTCTCGTTTGCAGATAATTTGCACGATGGCAATTCTGATGTTTATTGGGAAAGTGCAGGTTCTCTCAAGAATGGTCGTGTAGTATTTGGCACAATGTCTATTCCCCGCACTATGGTACTAGACCCTAATGGTGCTAACGATCAGACACAACTTTATCTTGTTGTCTACACTTCACACGATGGCTCAGTAGCGGTGCAATCTGCTATTACCCCTGTGCGTGTTATGTGCCAAAATACTCTTAACTTCGCTATGAAAAGGGCTAAGCAATCTTTCAAGATTCGCCACACTCAGACAGTAGATGGCAAGATCGCTGCTGCTCGTGAGGCTCTTGGATTAACTTTCTCATATATGGACGAGTTCGAGAAGCAAGCACAAGAGTTGTTCTCTCGTGAAGTTACCAATGCAAAGTTCTCAGAGATCATTAACAAGTTGTATGTTAAGCCTGAAAAAGATGCAAAGGGTTCGATCAAGAAGTGGGAGAATAAGGTTCTCTTAATTGACGAGTTGTACCATAACTCTCCAACCAATGCTAATATCAAGGGTACTGCTTGGGGTGTTGTAAATGCACTTACCGAACGCCTTGACTATTATCGTACTGCTCGTAAGGGTGGCGATTCGCTTATGGCTGGTGCAAGTGGATTTGATCCAGTTGTAACGGCAGAAAAAAATAAAATTGTTAAGCAGGTTCTTGCTTTAACCGCTTAATAATTGTAGGGGGCGAAAGCCCCCTATTTTTTTTATCAGCTGATAATGTATAAATATGCATAACGCTGCATAAATATGCAGGGTGCGCAGATTCATGTGCGCAGCCCTGACCAGTCTAACTTTACGGGGAACGGCGTGTCGAGTTGATATACCTTTACGGGTATGATAAGATACTCCGTATGAATAATGAAAAAGAAACCTGGTTCAAATGGGACTATGTATGCACAAATTGCGATAGTCATGTAGAAATGACTATTAAATCTACTGGACTTCCTCATAGCGAAGTATGTCCTAAATGTCATTTTGCTTTATCACTAATGTCAGTGGTAGATGCTACAATATATCCTGTAACCGATAAGAAAGAAGATGAAATGATAGATACACCTCTAAGCCCCGCCGAAACTTACAACCCAAATGCCCTAGTTACTTACAAGAAAATTGTAAATGGTCAGGCTGAATATGTTACTCTCAAAGTAACAGAACTCGACTGGGCTATGAATCGTGCTAAGCAAGATGAGAAGCAGGTTCTCAATGACTATGAGAAGCAGGTTGCACTTGAGGAAATCATCAAAGAAAATTATGTTGATTCTGCTGATCAATCTACACTTCTACAAATTGCAGAACTCTTTCATATTGCATTAACTAAAGATGTTGAGTTTGTTGCAACTATCGAAATTGCAGGGACAGTTACAGTTGATTTAACTGATGAAGATGCCCTACAAACCTTGCTAGAAAATAGCATAAATGTTTCTTCCTATGATGGAGATTTAGATGTTTCTGATTATGTACTTATTAACTATGAGGAGAGATAATGGTAATTACTCTACAAGTCCCGACCAAAGCCCAAATGGGCTATGGTCTTGGCAAATGTATCCAGTATGGCGTTGAGTATGATGTGCTAGATAATCTACAAGTCCAGCTCACCTCTTCTGATGAAATTAAATTAACAAAGATGGCAGTTGCCTTTCAGGGTAAGTTGCTTGATGTTAAACAAACTGAATATGTATCTGGCGATCTTCCTAAGTTTGAGGTTCAGTATGCCCGAACTAATCGCCCAATCAAGGCGACACGCCGTAACTAGACTTGACTAGGCAACCCTGCCTATGATAGAATACCACCTAACAACCCGATAAAAGGAGAAAAAACAAATGGCAACAAAGACAAACAAGGCAAAGACAATCCCATACCTAGAAACTTGGGAAACCCGCTATGGCTCATCTCAGCGTGTCGTACTTCGTAAGAACGGCAAGTTTGTAGATAACACCAGCCTCTCTGCTCTCAAGGCAGGAAAGCGTGTAACCCGATAACTTTCCACCAATCGGGAAATAGACCTGAGCAAGTCTAATTAAACTGCTCAACATTAACAATGTCGTACCCCTCTGATATAATAAACCCATAACCCAACAAGAAAAGGAAAAACAAATGGCTAGAGCAATCTCCGTTAAAGTAGCAACACCAAAGGTAATCAAGGCACTAGAGTCTAAGTTAGCAGAACTAGAGTCTAGTTATGTAACATCACAAGCAAACGAGGAAGCCTTCCAAACTGCTTGGAAAGAATATCAGACCCAGTTGCAGAACTACGCCGTTGCACATATCTCACAGGCAACTAACTTCCGTACTTCATATCGTGGCTGGCAAAATATGGTGAACATTGACTATGATGTTCCAACTAACTTGGCTGGATTCCCAGTAGAGCCTAAGCGTGATTTTGAGTGTGTATATGAACATCAAATTACTTCTGCAAGAACAGAAATCACTAATGCACTTAATATCCTTCGTATGACCGATGAGGAATATGTTTCTGCCTCAACTATGAAGTCTATCGCTTCATACCTCTAATCTAATAGACACTTGGGTGGGGAGTCTTGACTTCCCACCCTCTTTCTGATAGGATACACCAATGACCAATGTAATAATTATCTTAGTGGTAGCAGCCGTAATCGCAATAATTCTAGGGGGTATGTAATGGGAGCAAGAACTAACTACACAATCATCACGACAACTAATCCTGAGCAGAACTTGCACATCTATGCACATTGGGATGGCACAGAGTCAGTTGCAATTATGCAGAATGCAATTAAAGCCGCAATGCCACGCATCAAAATGAATGATACATCTTATGCCGTTCGCATCTTGGTAGATCAACTAACAAAGCACGGGCGGGACTCTGAAACAGGCTATGGCATCTATGTTGGTGCATATGTAACACACGAAGAAGAATATGAATATAAAGAAATTGACTTAGTTGCTGGATTAGTAACAGTTGGCTCTATGACATTTCCTCTAAATATGTTTGTGGAAGCATTAGCATAATGTTAGGATATGAGCTTGATGATCTGCAAGATATGATTAACGCTGTTGAATCTGTATTAACGACAGTTAACTCAGACGATGATCCTTGGTTACATAATAATTTAATTATAACTAAAGATTTCCTTGGTGGACTTTGGGCTGAGGGCTACTTTAACTAAGTAGCCCAAGGCTGGGGGGTGCGCAGAATCGGACATATCTGACATATAGTAAATATACCTTTTACGAATGTGATAAAAATCACCTTTTACGAAGGGGTCAAAAATTGACTGAACTCTTTACGAAATGATAAAATAGCCCTATGCTTACAATTTACGAAATTGATTATTCTGTCTCACCTAGTGGGATTAATATGTTTGAGATATATAATGAATTTAACGAATATATATGCTCATATGATAATCTAGTTGATGCTACTAGATATTGTTATGCTAATGGATATGATTATACTGTAAAGCTTTTGGCTAACTATTCTTACTGATCCCGCCGTCTTGACCAATGTCAGTGCCTAATGCTATAATGAACCTGTTAACCCGACCAAAGGAAATATATGCCCAAATATCAATGCTGGATTGAAGAAACTGTAGTACATAAGTTTGTTATAAACTGCCCTACAGAAAATGATGCAGAAAATATCATCAAAGAGTTTGTAGATAGTTATGTACCTGTCCCCGAAATAGAATCATATGAGTATGAAGAACTTGGCTCATTTGGAGAAGACTGGGCTGTGGATCTAATAGAGGAGAATGATAATGCCTAATTGGGTATTTAACGGATTAACTATTGAAGGCAATCCAGATTCTGTAACTAAACTAGTATCTCAACTTAATCAACCATATGTCCGTCATTTTGAGGATGCTTGGGATAAGAAGACTCAAACTATAGGGGCACAGGATGTTACATATTCTAAGCCTGTATTCTCATTCTGGAATATCACTGCTCCCACCGACCTTGTTGCATATGTAAAACAACCTGATCGTTCATTACCAATGGAAGAGCAACTTAAGTTTCAAGGCGACCATTGGTACGACTGGAATATCCGTAACTGGGGTGTTAAGTGGGATGTAGCCGTATCTGATGATAACGAACATCCTAATACATACAAAGAGGGTCCCACCGAAAATGGGGAGAACCTTGTTGTATATTATAATTTTGAGACACCTTGGGGTGTAGCAGATGCTGCTTTAATTAAACTATCATCTCAGTATCCCGACTTACTATTCACATTGTCTTTTGAAGAGGAGACAGGCTGGGGTGGTGAGTGGGAGTTCCTTCGTGGAGAAATCATTAGTCAATCTGAATATGAAACCAAGTGCAATGAATGTGACGAATATAACACATTAGAGTATTGCGAAGATTGCGAAAATGATGTATGCTCTACCTGTGGTTATGGCACATCAGAAGAAGGCTGTTCAATTCATTTAGTGGAGGCAAACGTATAATGGAGGTCCTAGAGTATATCCAAGAACACCTGCTAAAGTTATGTCAGGCTGTAGAAGATGCTAATAACGATATCCCTATCCAAGAAGATGAATACTATGAATCAGATGAATATTATCTTGGTGCTATTAATACATTAGAAGATATCTTAACTAAGTTTGGAGTACATGTATGAAGACTTATTTTGTAGAACTTCAATTAGATGAGAAGTGGTATAAGGCCGTTATGGACTTTATAGATGTAGATATATATGAAGATGAGATCTGTCTTGTTAAGATTAATAAAGTGGAGGTATTGTAATGTCTTTGTATGTTCAAACTAATACATATCTAGATAATCTAAAGAGAGAATTCCCTGATCATGCCCCGTTAGTTTTGTTATATATGTGGGACATCATTCGTGATGTCTATACAGATCTTGATGCTGGCCAAGGGACCTATTCTTCATTAATCCCCGTCCCTGGTACCACATTAGAAGATGTGTGGAATAAGTTTATTAAAGATCCTTGGGGTGGATTTGACGTAGACGAAGGCAATGTAGTAGACTGGCTGTCCTATAATGACTTGATTCAAGAGGAGGAAGACAATGGCTAAAGCAGATGAGGTAGTGCATAAGAAGATTGCGGCTGGCCTTGCAGACTCCCGTGTGAGCCCTGCTGTCTTGGCCCGTATGATGCAGGATGAAAATCTATACGTCAACGAATCTTTCTTACATTATTTTATTAATTATGTTGTACAGATGGCCAATACAACACACGTACCGCTGTACCTTGAAGAGGTCCAGCAGCAATGCAAACTTTTATACTCGTCTCTGCAGGAGTTGGGCCTGACAGGGACCGTAGGCAGGGAGCCAGTTGACAAGACTGAGTTCCTAGCAGTATAATATAGAAAAGGGCGTTCAGGCATATCCTGCCAAGTCCAAACAGTAAACCCCCAGGTGTCGGTTCCTGGGGGTTTTTCTTTATTCTAATATAGATTATCCGCTCCGCTCCGCATTTTTTATTCAAAAAAAATTTAGCTAATCAGACATTACGAAGGGCGGGAATTTTCGCTGGACTTTTTTACTAGACATTACGAATAAATATAAATTTCACTGGGATATATATAGACATTACGAAGGATCATAAAATTCGCTGGATGTCAACCATATAAAATGTGATGTATATCACATATAGATCAGAAATGTGTACAAAATGATACATTTTTGTATAAAATCTGTACAAATCTGATCAAAATGTATAATAAATAGGCCAATATGTGTCAAAAATCACACATATTTTAGACATATATATGGTCATATGTCTAAATATATAGTATATGGTGTGATTTGACATTACGATGGGGCATATATTATGCTCTATATCATAGTTTCACGTGAAACATTTTATGAATTGACAATATTTAAATAACTACTGATATTATTCTCCACTTTACTCCACTTTGCTCCATTTAGAGCATATATTGGGCGGGAATTATTGGCAATCTATGCAATAGTTTTCAGCCCTAATATGCTCGATAGAGCGATATATGGCTGTACCACAATGTGTGCATCTAAGATCTAATAAATCTGATCTAGCAATACTTAGTTTAAATGATCGGGTATAGTAAAGCTTTGTTATATACCATGTTGCAATGATTAATAGTATAATCATTCTTCTAACTTATTCCACTTATAACCACAATATTCACATACAATTGTGTATGCAGAAACTGTGTATTTATGTTTGCAAGTATCTTGATTGGTTGTCATAACTCTATTATCTTCTCCGTATCTTTATGCATAGATGATTCATATGTATTGCTCTTATAGGTACTAGACTCATATTGGATCTTTGACTCGTCCCCCGCAATTTTTGCTTTGAGCATTTTAACCTCTGCTGCCATATCGCAATATGCCTTATATGTATCTGCGAACTCTTGTTCTAGCAGATCATAATCATTCTTTAGCTTGTCATATAATGGGCTATTTTTGGCATAGTTTAGAGCCCTCTTATAATCATTGATTGAGTCTTTATACTGCTTAATTACATACTCATACTTATGTATGGTGTAGATTATGCCTAGGGTGTATATGCCCATTACTATTAGTGCAATCATTCTGGGTTATACCCGCTTCCTTTATATGGCCCAAATATGGCCTTAATTGCTATTTCAAATTCTTCATCAGTTATGGCCTGATTTGGAAATTGAATTATATTGTCTTCCTGCTTTTCGCTCAATTTTGCTCCAATATGGTGTTATGTTTAATTAAATTACATTGTCCATGTGTAGGTCTTATATTGTCTATTGTGTCTTCTCCACCTTTTGATAGTGGGATTAAATGATCTAGGTGTAAACCTCTCTCCCACCCGTCAAATCCTACCCTACGTGAGGCGTTCATGTCAATAGGCTCATGGCATATATGACAATCAGTTCCATAAGTATTTAATACTTCATCCAGTTCATAGGGGACATGCTTTGCCCCATAATCTTTGGCACGTCTGCCTTTATTTCTGATCTTAATAGTTCTTTCACGAACCCACCAAGCTTTCATTGCATCTCTGCATGGTGTGCATGGTTCTTCAATAGCACCACGCCTATGCCAATCGTAGCCACCTATAGTTCCATGTTGTGGTACAAATGTATCACGATATCTTTTCTTAATTACCTGATGATCCAAATCCATTTGTGCCTCTATCTGAGTCATCTAGTTCATCTACTGGTTCAAAGAATACTTCACTATACTGGTGAAATACTATCTGTGCAACCTTATCACCTTTAGTAATTTTGTAATCTGACCCTGTATGATTAACTAAGATAACTTTGATTTCCCCACGATATCCCGAATCAATAGTTCCTGGTGCATTCATTACTGTAATGCCCTTAATAGCCATCCCCGACCTTGGGTTAATATACCCTACATAACCCTGTGGAATAACAAGAGCAATGCCCGTAGGCACTGCTCCGCAACTGTCTGCTGGCAGAATAAAGTCTTCTGCAGCGTATAGATCAGCACCAGCATCCCCAATATGTGCATAATGTGGAAGCTTTGCATCACTGTTTAATCTTTTAGCGTTAACCTTTAAAATGGTACTGACGCACTTTCTGTGTCCCAAATATCAGCACTCATATTGGTTGCTGCATTTACCTTGGGTTGAATCTTTGAAGCAGAATAAACATCAATTGCAATATTAGATGCCTTGAGTTCTGTGTTGTAGCGTTTTACGCCATCCTTTTCGTACTGACGTACCTTTAATGTACCCATTACGATAACGCCCATACCCTTCTTTAATAGACCATTTGTAGTATCAGCCAATTTAGACCATACTTCAACATCCCAACCAGATGTATCTTTATCTATCCAATCACCTTCAGGTGTCTTCATTCTATCATTGCTAATAATTCTAAACTTTAGTAGACTGCCTGTTGACAAACTTCTAAATTCTGGATCACTAACTAATCTACCTTCAATTGTTACAATTGGATTTGCCATTATTTATTTCCTTCTTCCTGAGTTTCGCTCATTGCTTTGTTGATTTGTTGTTGCATTGTTTTGACTCTAAATGCAAGGTCGTTGAAATTATACAGGGCTTCTGCACGTTTCTTTCTTGCCTTGTTTTTTAGATCTCTTTTTAAGCCCCTTTGAGAGGACACCTTATTATTCTTTTTCATTTATCTCCTAGAGATACTCGTCTACTAAACTGTTATATTTATCTTTAAGATCAGCATATGCTTTTCTTGATGCTTTTAAATCAATATTCATTACAGAAAGCTTAGCCACTAGCAGTATGCATGTTGGTATTAAAACATATATCATTTTGATTCCTTTACCATAATGGGCTTTGGCTTTTTTCCATCTTTATATACAATATGAATTGTATCATAGTTGGGTATGCCTGTCAATGCAAAATAGGCTTTTTGTTCTGCTTCATCTTGACTTTCACCAAATCCCGCTAATTTATACTTGCCTGACTCTATCTCAAATCGCCAAAGATCTGATTGTTTAAAGATAGTTACAGTTGTTTCTTTATTCATCTTCCACGCATTAAGTAAAGATAAAATAAACATAAAGATGCAAATAACCAATTCATTATTTACTCCTTAATGTATGTGTAGGCCAGTAGTACTGACATGTATCGCAACATGGTTGATTGTATTCATCATGAACTGCAGATGCATATTCCGCATAGTATTCAGGATCTTTGCGATATAAATTAGCTTTATGTGTAGCATTGACACGTTTTACTGTTGTAGGATTAATACGCCACATAGGTTCATCATTACCCCAATATATTGAAGCTTTTGCAGCAAGTGCATTGATGTTAGCAAGATTATTTTCTGTTTTAATGCCACGCATATCAGCAAGTTTAACTGCTGTCATAGCATAACGCCAAAGTTCAGACTCAGCACCTTCCCACATAAGCACTGCTGGATGGTTACGCCAAGCACCTGATTTTGACTGACCAGATAATACATTGAGTATTTGATATGTTTCTAGAATTTGCTTGTTAAGACGTTTATTATCTAAAGCATCAAGGCTATCACGCACTGCTGGATGTGGAAGAAATGTTTGCATAATACTAGCGTACACCATTTCTAGTCATCTTGTCAATAGGGAACTCTTCATCAAATTCCTTTTCATTTACTGTATACATTGTTTTTCCAAGATTGCATAGTATTTGGAAATGCGTTTACAGTTAATGTTCTAACTGCAGAAGCATAATCTCTAATCTCTGATTGTGCATCGTGTTCTATACGCTGTTCTAGAAAGTTAATTACTCCCTGTAGGCTGACCGTCCATCGCCACCTAACATACATTCCGTATGCAGGTAAAAATAATCTGGCAAGTTCTGGTGCCACACCCTGGTCTAATGCTTCTTGATATTTTTCAACACCTTCATCAACGTACTGTGCAAGCTTTTGAGTTAAAATAAAACCAGTATTCTCATCTAACGGTTCTCCTGAACCTTGCTTTGAGTTCTCTGGCTTTGATCTCCACTCGTTAGATGCTGGAATGTAAAACTCTTCTTGCTCTGTTATATATCTACGAGATGATTCATTCCATCCGTTTTGATCATCAATATGTGTAGATGACACTGCATACTTCCACCATTGACGTGCAACCATAAGAGGTGCATATACCTCAAAAGTTAATGCTGCATGCCTAAGCGGGGATGTGTGATTTTCTCTAATTAAAAAGTCTAATAACTTTTGATCTCTTGCTTGAAATTCTATTGATTCTTTATCATATGATACTCTTGCTGCATTTACAATTGATAGATCATTTCCTAATACATCTACAAGACGAACATATCCTTTATCTAAGACTTCTTTGTTTTTATTTGTCATATGCCTATTCTATATCTTTAGATTCTTCTTTGTCAACTTGACTTCCCCATTTTTCCCAGTAGGAAATGCCCTCTTCATCATAATCAGATCCAAGAGATTTTAATATTTTATCATTTTCTTCTTTAATTCTTCTTATATAGTCGTCAAAGGTCATCCCCTAATTATATCCTATGTACATAATTTCTGTCAATACCGCCTAAAATGGTATAATTAACTTGGCTTACATAAGCCTTTAGGAGAAAGAAGTGTCTAATAGATTAAATAGTTATGCTAAAATAATATTTGCAAGTTTTATCATTAGTTTATTAATGATACTAAATGGTAAATCTGCTCATGCTGACGATACAGCAGTTGTTACTACAACATCTCAACCCGTACTTGACCTTCCCGTTTCAATTACAGATACATCTACAGTAACAATTTCTACTATACAAACTAAAATAGACACCGCTATTTCAAATCTTCAAACAACTTCTGAAACAAATGCAAATGCTATTATTGCTACGATTCAAGCAAATGTTCCTAACACTGACACTCAAAGTGCAATAGATATTGCAACAAAACAAGAACCAATTTCTTCTGCAGTTGTTGATGCAAATAACAAAATTCAAATAGCTCAACAAACAATTGATTCTGCTACAGTTGCAACACAAGTTGCACAAACAACAATTGCTGCAGTAGATGCACAAACAGCAATAGTAACGCAATCCGCTACTATTGTAGATTCTGCTACTGTTACTGCTAATGATGCTCAAACTACTTTAACATCTGAAGTTGCAAAGCTATCAGATCTTAAAAATACTCAAAAAACAACAGAGTCTGGTTTTTATACAGAAAATTCTAATCTTGGAACTGTTACAAGCAACGTTCAAATAGCACAAGATAATCTAACAAATGCAGTAACAGATTTACAAAATAATGGAACTATAACTACTACAACCAATGGTGTTACAGCAACTGTTTACCGTGCTACAAATGGTGCTGCTCCGTCTATTGCTAACCCAACACCTATTCTTACCACTACCGTACCCAACATTGCATTTAACTGGGGTAGTGGAATTGTTCTAAATTCTGGTTTAGCAGACCACGTTATTATTAAGTTTGATGGAACAATTACCGCTCCATCAGATGCAACATCTGTTAAGTACGCCATTTACTCAGATGATGGCTCAAAACTTTATGTTAATGGAACTCTTGCAATAAACAACTGGAGAGATCAAGGACCAACATGGAGTCCTTACAGTCCAAACTACTCAGTAACTGGGGGGCAAACACAACAACTTACTATTTGGTATTACGAAAACGGTGGCGGTGCTGGAGTAACTCTTGGTTGGGGTATTACTAAGTCCGATGGGACTGGTTATTTTACAACACCTGGTTCATCAGCATTTGGTACATCTATAACAACAATAGATCCAGTTAAACTTGCAGCAGCGGATGCAGCAAAATCTAATGTACTATCTACTCAATCTGCTTATGATACACAATTAGCAATAAGAAATGCTGCATATCAAGCATGGCAAGATGCTATTCATGCCGTAGATACACAGCAATCTGTTATAGATGCAGCACAAGCAGCATATGACTTAGCACAACAAAATTTAACAACTGCCCAACAAAATTTAACAGCAGAACAGCAAAAGTTAACAGTCGCACAGCAAAATTCACAATCTGCATTGCAATCAGCTAATTCTCTTGCAGATACTGCAATTGTTGCGGTACAAGATGCAAATACTTCTACTGGTAATGCTGTTACTATTACACAAGATTATTATGCAGAACAAGCAAGACTTGCTGCAGAGGCAGAGGCTGCAAGACAAGCAGCAATTAAAGCAGAAGCAGATCGTCAAGCAGCAATTGCAAGAGCAGCATCAGACAAAGCAGCAGCAGATGCTGCATTAGCTGCACAACAAAAAGCAGATGCTGAAGCAAGAGCAGCAAAAGCACAAGCAGCAGCAGAGCAAGCAGCAAAGGATAAGGCTGCAGCAGAAGCAGCAGCAGCTGCACAACAAGCAGCAAATGAAAAGGCAGCAGCTGAGGCTAAAGCAGCAGAAGATGCTCGTATAGCAGCAGAACAAGCTGCTAAAGAAGCACAAGCAGCAGCAGACAAAGCAGCAGAAGATGCAAGAATTCAAGCAGCAAAAGATGCACAAGCAGCAGCAGACGCTGCAAAAGCAGAAGCAGATGCTAAAGCTAAAGCAGAAGCTGATGCTGCGTTAGCAGAACAAAAAGCTAAAGATGAAGCGGCAAAAGCTGCACAAGAAGCTGCAAATGCTAAAGCTGAAGCAGATAAACAAAAAGCTGAAGCAGATAGAATTGCTGCAGAACAAGCAGCAAAAGATCAACAAGCAAAAGATGCAAAAGCTAAAGAAGACGCTGCTATACAAGCACAAAAAGATGCTCAAGCAAAATCTGATGCTGCAAAAGCAGCAGCAGACAAAGCAGCAGTTGCAGTAATTGGCGTTGTTCCAAATAACCCTACACAATTGCCAACAGACGTTCCAAAACCTGCACCTGCAGAAATATTAGTTCCACATATTCAAGTAGATGTAAAAGGAGTAGAAAATGGTGGTATTCAATTCTTTGGTACACAAAGTGCACCTCAAGTTGTTGGAGAAGATGGTCATCTTACACCTGCTGCCCCACCACCAGGATCTGGCTTACCTATTCCTGCAGATGCAATCACCACTGCTGATACATTTATCGGTCAACCAGGAGGCACTAGTTTCAACTCTCCAGACATTGCTGTTCCTGTTGTTTTAACACCCGTAACTGGAGCACTTGCTGCCGTTCCTGGCATAGAAGCAGTTAATCAAGCATTCGTTGCTATGTCTAATATCGGAAACGATATGTCACCTGTAACGAGAAAGAAAGCTAAAAAAATCTTGGTATTGACCATAGCGGTTGCTGCCATCAGAAGGAGGTTCAATTAATGAAACAGTTCTTTAAAGATATATCAAAAGACTTTTTCAGTGAGATTTGGACATTTGTTGGGCTATTCTCAGCATGGCTCGTTCTTACTGGATCAGCAAAAACAGTAATTGGTAAGGTAACATTAATATCATTTGTTGTTTGGGTAATAACCTTAAGACTAAGAAATCCAAAGGAAGGAGAATAACATGGCTAAGAAAAATCAAGACCCAACTCAAGTTGGATCAGGTGCAATTGCAAGCGTTAATAATATTCTTGCTAGAATAGTAGCAGTATTTGCTGCTTCTGGCTTAAGTATTATTGGTGCTGGTGCAGTAGTGGGAATTAATACAGTAAAAGCTGTCATACTTGCTGGAACTCTAGGAGTAGCTACTGTCGTAGAAAAACTTGCTCGTGGATTCCTTGACGATGGCAAATTAACTGTTGATGAAATCAATGATGCATTTGCTTCAGTAGATAAAAAAGCTTTAAAGTAATATATTAGTGGTATAATTAAATAGTAATAAAGTTTTAACAAATCAAAGGAGAATATAAAATGTCAGAATCACACGCACATAAGCCTGAACACCCAGCTCACCCTGCTCCTGCAGCACACGCTGATGCTCAGCCAACTCCAGGACAGATGCATATGCCAGTTCCTGGATCAACTCCAGTAGCACATGCTGATGCTCAGCCAACTCCTGGACAGATGCACATGCCAACTCCTGGATCAACTCCAGCAGCACACGCTGATGCTCAACCAACTCCAGGACAGATGCATATGCCAACTCCTGGGTCTCACTAATTTAATTAGTTAGATTTACACTTACTACGTGCCATGATAGATATTCCTATTATGGCACTTGTGTTTATGCATAGAATTATAGTGTTTACTAGTTCTAATGAAAACATTACTATTCCTCCTCATCTATGAGGAGTCTTACATCTTCTTGCAGATCCCGCAAAATTTCTTGAATTTCTTCAACCATCATATTAGTTTCTGTACTGATTCTAAGGTCTTTTCTGGCAATTTTCTTTTCCTGCTCACCTTCACGATTTCCTGAAGATAATAGTAGGCCAGACAATACAATGGCTTCTAATGACACTATAAGGGTTAATAGCCCATATGGAAAAGGTTCTACCTTAAATCCTATCCACAATGCCCACCAAATTAAATGGGAAACAATGAACCAGGGATTTGCAGCAATATCTGAAACAATATCAGAAAATTCTTCTGACTTAACTCTTATTTTTTTAAATGTCTTTTTAATTTATCACACCTCGGTTATATTAAGTATATGATAATTTTACCACAATTATTGTTTAATTAATGATTCTTTGTTCTCTTGCTTTTTCATCCATAGCGTTATTCATTTTTTCCATAAAGCTATTTATGACTAGGATCGTGTCGCTAATTGCATCTTGTGCTGCTTTAACTGAATCTTCATTGATTTGACGATCATTGATAGCCCAATCTTCCAATAATTCTTGTGCAATATCTGCTGCAATTGTTTCAAGTTCTGATAAAGATAGTGGTACACTGGCCATTATTTACTCTTTCTGTATATATGTAAAGGGTTGATGTGGAACATGCTTTTAATTTTAGTTGCTCTTGCCTCTGTAATCCATTTATTAATATTAAATAAATAAACTGAGACATAAATTGTTGATCCAAATATGAATCCCCATTGCTTTGTTACTATAGCATACCATACCCAAGCACATTCTGTAAAGATACCTACTGCATATCCCCTCCAGTTTTTACGTCCTGTAAGATATATACCTATAACACCTACAATTGATAGTGCCCATGATTGCCATTGTTGCATTTATGCCTCCTGTATTATTATACCAAAAGGGACGGGACAATTAATTCCCGTCCCCCAAGGTTGTACTATTTACTTAATTGCTGCGAACTTGTACTTCTTAGCCATAGCATTGTACTTAGCAACTAGTGCTGCATACTTTACGCTTGCTGCTGCAGAAGCAGTTGCATTTGTAGCATTATCAGCAGCATGTGCTGCCTTCTCAACTGTAAGTGCAGTTGTTGCTGCATCAAGTGCAGATTTTGCAGATGTTAAATCAGCAGCATGTGCTGCTTTTTCTGCTGTAAGTGCAGCAATATCAGCAGCATGTGCTACCTTTTCTGCTGAAAGTGCAGAGTTTAATGCTGCAATCTGTGCACCAAGGTCAGTAATGGTAAATGTTGCAAGTGCTGACTTTACTGCTGCAGGCAATCCTGTTGCAGTTGCTGCAATTGAAGCATCTGTTGCAACTACAGTTACTGTTCCTGCTACTGCTGTAGCAAGTGTACCTGTTGCTGAACCAAGAACTGTTACTGGTGTAACACCAGCAGCAGAAGTAACTGATGCAGTAGTAAGAACCTTTGTAACTGATGCATCAGAGAAGCTTGCACCAATAAGTGTTACTGAAACTGCTTCTGAACCGACTGGATTTCCAAATACGTCAGTTGCTGAAACTGAAATTGTTGGAACTGTACCGACTGCAGTAGTTGCTGGTACTGAAAGTGCAATATTTGCTGCTACTCCAGCATTACCCTTGATATAAACAATTGTTGAATATGAACCATTTGTGATAGTAACTGATCCAACAGAAGTTGAAGTTGTGTATGCATATACTGTTGCTGCAACACCTGTTGATGTTACAGAAATTGATGATACACCTGATGCAACAGAAACTGGTGCAAGAGTTGTGTTAAGTGTTGAAACAAGCTTTACGCCTGATGCAACGAAGTTGATAACTGTTGCAGTATCTGCTGTAGCAGCAAGTGCTACTGTATTTGATGAATCAATTACATTTGATACTGGTACTGCCACCGTTACTGGTGCTGCAGATGTTGTTGCATTTGTTGCTCCAGCGACAGTTACCGCTAACGGTGCTGCGTGTGCTGAAGTTGAAACGCCTACGATTGCAAGGGCTGCAGCGGTTGCAAGGGCGATCTTCTTTGTTACGTTCATTTTATTCCTATCTAGTTAGTATCCCTGTACAGGATAATGATTGCGTTTGCAATCAATCTTTTTTTGTTTTATTTTGCTTTTGTTGTCTTACAATCTGGAATGGTCCAGAAGTATAAACATCATTGTTAGCAGCAATTTCGAGAGCTTTCTCTACTGATGCTCCAGCGTACAACGCACCAATGGCGTATTGGGAACCTGCTCCCACGCCATAAATTCCTTCAGAGTTTAATACTACA